GGAGGGGCGTTATGAAGCCGTACTTAGTTCGTTCAAAGAGCAGCAAGGAGCTTGTAGGAGTGTACTGTGCTGGCTCTGCCGAAGAGCTTTACTGGCTGGTCGATGAAACCGTCGATCCGTGGGGAAGCGAGTGCATGGAGCTTAAAAGCGGCTTTGCTGTTCGCTGGTTTGGGCAAGTGCCTGTCATACCCATGAAAGATCATGAGCAAGTCGATATGGCCGGGGCTGACCTGTCCTTCATGTTGACCTACGCGCTGCACGGTGCTGATCAGCAGCCTTGGCATCCGGTCGCCAATCAGGAGCATTACGCCCAATATTGGCGGTATCTCGAAGAAAAAATGGAGAACAAAGGCGCTGATGTTTCACATGAAACGTGTACGCCTTTTGATCCACAGTTGGTAAATACGGAAAATCAGGGTAAATGACTAAGCCGGATTTACTCCTCGGTTGCTGGCCGGAGCCTGCGCTTGCCGTTCCCCTCCCAGCGGCGCAGGCTTCGTTATGCTAGATTTCAAAACGCTTACGAACGATCCCAGCCTAGAGCTACTGGGTCTTGAGCGTTTCGAGGCGGAAGAGAGCCTCTACAATTTTCTCCGAAAGGCGTGGCGCTGGATTGATCCCAGTGAGTTTGTTGACGGCTGGCCTATGGAGGCGGTCGCAGAGCATTTGCAGGCTGTCTGCGATGGCGAGATCAAGCGGCTGCTGATCAACATCCCGCCCCGGTGCAGCAAATCTACAATAACATCAGTGTGCTTTCCTGCGTGGGTCTGGGCGCAGGGCCGGGAGAGCCATACCAGCGGGCCGGGGGTGCAGTTCCTAAGCGCCAGCTACGCCGGAAGCCTGTCCCTGCGCGATAGCGTCAAGTGCCGCCGCCTAATCGACAGCCCGTGGTATCAAAAGCTATGGGGCGAACGCTTTGCTCTAACGTCGGATCAGAATACGAAGGGCCGGTTTGACAACAACAAAGGGGGCGTTCGCATTTCGACCTCTGTTGGATCGGCGCTGACCGGCGAAGGTATGAACATTGGTATCATCGACGATCCCAACGGGGCGCAGGACGCAACGTCTGAGGCGGTGATCGAAAGCACGATTGAGTGGTGGGACAGCGCAATGTCTACGCGCCTCAACAATTCCAAGCTGGGCGCGTTCATCGTCATTCAGCAGCGTTTGGCTGAGAACGATCTGTCCGGTCACATTCTGGAAAGGCAAGCCGGGGACTGGACGCACCTTTGCCTGCCTATGAGGTATGAGCGGGACCGGGCCTTTGTGACTGGGATTGGCTGGGAAGACCCGCGAGAGGAAGACGGTGAGCTTCTTTGGCAGGAGCGTTTCGGAGAGGCTGAGATCAAGTCGCTGGAGCGGACGCTGGGACCGTGGGCGGCGGCTGGGCAGCTACAGCAGCGCCCGGAACCCAAGGGCGGCGGTGTCATCAAGCGGGAGTGGTGGCTTGGCTGGGAAGATGCCGTCTTCCCGCCGCTGGATTATGTGGTCGCCAGTCTTGATACGGCCTACACGATCAAGACCAACAATGACTATTCGGCCATGACCGTTTGGGGAGTGTTCTCTGGCGATGTCGTGGCGCAGAACATCAAGACCAATCAAGGGACAGAGCGTTCCTATTCCACGCAAAGCCCCCGGTCCATCCTGATGAACGGTTGGGCCGAAAGGCTTGAACTGCATGAGCTTGTTCTGAGGGTGGCTGAGACTTGCCGGATCATGAAGGTGGACAAGCTGCTGATAGAAAACAAAGCGGCTGGTTATAGCGTGGCGCAGGAGCTTCGCAGGCTGTTCAATCATGAGCGGTGGTCGGTGCAATTGGTCGATCCGAAGTCGCAGGACAAGCTATCGCGCCTGTATAGCGTTCAGCATCTGTTTGCAGAAGGAATGGTGTACGCTCCAGACAAGACTTGGGCGGAACAGGTTATCACCCAGTGTTCTACTTTTCCGAAAGGAAAGCATGACGACTTGGTGGACACGGTGTCGATGTCGCTGCGGTACTTGCGCGACACGGGCATGTTGGCTCGCGGTCCTGAAATCACGGCTGACGTTCATGAGTCGATGCAGCATCGTGGTTCTGAACTACCGCCGCTCTACAATGTCTAGGCGATAAACGCCGCTAGTGGTATTGTCGGCCAGATTTTCCGCAAAGGATTGGCCGATGCCGCTAGTACCGGGCCTAAGCCCTTCAATAAGACAAGACACTCCGAACCCTACGGTGCCGGAAGAAGATTTTGTCATTGAAATTGAAGAGGGCGCAGACAAGCCGAAATCTGATGATAGCGGCAAGATACTTGAGATTGAACACGACGATGGATCGGTAACGATCAGCCTTGATGGCAAGTCTCTGTATGGAGAAGAGCCGAAGGGACCGGCGGGCTGGTTTGACAATCTCGTAGAGCAAATCAGCGAAGGCGAACTGTCGCGCATTGCCGACGAGCTTATTCGCGGTATCAGTGATGACATTGAAAGCCGCAGGGACTGGATTGAAGACCGCGCAAATGGTCTGCGGCTGTTGGGCTTGAAGCTGGAGATACCGGGTCTGGGGTCTTCTGTTGACGGTGCGCCGGTCGAGGGCATGAGCCGTGTGCGCCACCCGCTTTTGCTGGAAGCGGTGCTGCGGTTTCAGGCTAACGCGCGTTCCGAAATGCTGCCGACTGACGGGCCTGTAAAGGTCCGGGTTGATGATAACAACGCGAACCTACAGGTTGATCAGCTTGCCGATGACTTCCAGCGCGACCTGAACCACTACCTGACGGCCACTGCTACCGAATACTATCCTGACACCGACCGCATGCTGCTGATGCTGGGCTTTGGCGGGTCAGCGTTTAAAAAGGTTTACTTCTGCCCGCTGCGGAACAGGCCAGTCAGCGAGACAGTTGATGCCGATGACCTGATCGTAAACAATCAGGCAACTGATCTGGCAAATGCCAAGCGCATCACGCACCGCTCTTTCCTCAAGCCGTCAACGGTCAAGCGCCTGCAAATCCTTGGCGTGTATCGGGACGTTGAACTGGGTACTGCTTCGTATGCCGATTACGACAGTGTGCAGATTGAAAAGAAATCGCAGCAGGGCATCAGCCCGGATACCCAGAACCCAAATGATCGGGACCGGGAAATCTATGAGTGCTACACGGAACTGAATGTTATTGGCTTTGAGCATAAGCTGAAGGGCAAAGAGACTGGTCTGGAAATCCCGTATCGGGTGACCATCGATGTAAGCAGCAAGAAGGTTCTGTCCATCGTCAGGAACTATGACGAAGACGATGGCGATTTGCCGACTGCCAAGAAGGTGTTCGTCAAGTACACCTACATTCCCGGCATGGGCTTCTATGACATTGGCTTGCTGCATATCCTTGGCAACACAACCAATGCTGTTACGGCGGCTACGCGCGAAATGCTGGACAACGGCATGTTCGCCAACTTCCCCGGCTTCCTGATGGCGGACACCGGGGCGCGTCAGAACACCAATCTGTTCCGGGTTGCCCCCGGCGGCGGGGCGCTGGTCAAGACAGGCGGTATGCCGATCAGTCAGGCGATCATGCCTCTGCCCTATTCGTCTGCGGCTATGGGGCCGCTCATGAGCCTTGTAGAGAACATGGCGCAGACCGGCATGCGGCTGGGCGGTACGTCTGAGACTGCTACAGGAGAGGGCAGGCAGGACGCGCCGGTTGGAACCACACTGGCTATGATCGAGCAGCAGCAGAAGGTTCTAAACTCCGTCCACAAACGCATGCATGCCGCGCAGGCTGAAGAGTTTCAATTGCTCAAAGAGTGCTTCCGGGAGAACCCGGAGAGCTTCTGGCAGCGCAACAAGCGTCCTGCCCGTCCTTGGGATGAGCAGACCTTCCGGGCGGCTTTGGAGAACTACGACCTGATCCCGCAGGCTGACCCGAACACGGCGAGCCATGTGCAGCGGCTGATGAAGGTCATGGCCCTGAAGCAGCTACAGGCGGCACAGCCTGCCCTGTACAACCCGATTGCCATCGATACGGCGGCTCTAAAGGCTTTGGGCTGGAATAACCCTGAGCAGTTCCTTGCCCCGGCAGGAGCGCAGCAGCAGCCCCCGCCTGAGCTTATCAAGATGCAGGCTGATGCGGCTGCGGCCAAGACGCTGGCGGATAGCCGCATGATGGACGCTCATACCCGTCAGATGGAAGTCCAGCAGAAGGGCGGTCTGGATCAGGCCAAGTTGCAGATCGAGGCCATGCAGGCCCAGAGCAAGGCGGGCTTGGATCAGGCCAAGATGCAGCTTGAGGCCCAGAAGGTTGAGATGGGTCATACTCACCAGAAGGACACCCCGGTTGATCTGGCCCTTGCGCGGGCCAAGATTATGGACAGCAATACACGGGCTAAGGAAGTCGATGTTAAGCATCACGATACCATTCTGGAGAACCAGAACCGTGATCTAGATCGCCATAGCCGTGAGCGGGCGCAAATCCTGTCGCTGGCTAAGGACATCATGGCCCACCAGAGTAGTCCGACCGAAGTCGCTCAGGCTGTCAGTGAGGCTGAGAAGGACGCCAACCAGTGATCGATCCGAAAGCCATAACCAAAGCTATGATGCTGGCCCGCAGGGTTGCGGACGATCTTGGTCTTGGCAAATCGGATGTTCTGGACCGGCCTCAGAAGTACGCCAAAGGCGGGTATCTGCCTCCGGGCGATCCGCAGCGCGAAGCAAACCTTGCGCGGTTTATGGAAGGGGCGCACCCGTTACTTTTAAACAAAAATGGAACGCCTCGTCGTTTATATCATGGCACCATTAAAGATTTTTCTGCTTTTAATGCCGGTTATTCATCTGGCCGTGAAACAGGAAGTGATAGTAAATACAGCAAAATTAAGAAACTTGGTAACGTACATTATTTTACGTCTGACCCGGAAGACGCCAGCGACTACGCTAAGATGGCAAAAGATCGTCCTCGCATGGACGCCGAAGTAAAGCGCATACAGGAAGCGCGTTTGGCCGGTGCCAAGCCAATGCAGCACCCAGAAGTGCCGGAATATTCTATGCCAGCGCGAGATATGTCTTCGCAGGCAGAGGCAGAACATAATATTTTAATGCCAGAGTCACGCATGGAAACGGGGGCAAATGTTAAGCCCGTTCATTTAAATATGAAAAATCCGCTGGTTGTTGACATGAATGGTAAGCCGGGTTTTGGAACCAAGCATATTACCCGTGCGCTTGAAAACGGTTATGATGGTGTAATTCTTCGCAATGCAATTACAAGTGGTTGGGGCAAGGAAAACGTAAAAGATCATTATGTTGTTTTTGATCCGGCTCAAATCAAATCCGCCACCGGCAACAGCGGCCAGTTTAACCCGTCTAACCCTGACATCACCAAGGCCGAAGGCGGGGCGGCTAGTCTGCCCGTGCTTCCGGAGCGCCCGCCTCTGGATGTACTCCGCCGCATGGACGCTGGAGCAAAGGATGCTTGGCGGCGCGACAGAGATGCTAGGCTTGGGCGGAATTATCACCCTCCCGGAAGCCCAGAGCATGACGCCAATCTTATGGACTTCATGGAAGGCGCACATCCCTTGTTTTTCAAGGAGCCGGGTGTGCCAAGGCGCGTGTACCATGCGACTAACAAGGACATTCGCCGCTTCATTCCGGGCGGTACGGCCCGCGAAGAAGACATGGAAAGCGGCCCTGCAATTTGGCTGACCTTTGACCCGACGAACAATCCTGCCGCGCACCACATTGGCGGTTATAAGGGCGAGTACAAAGAAGGCACTAATGTCATGCCTTTGTACGCCAATATTAAAAACCCGTTAATTCTTAATGATAAAGACGCATTAAAAGCCGCGCGTACTAAATTTGCAAAAAACAATAATTCTTTCCCGCTATCACTTACCAAAGAAACCAAAGACGCTTTGCAAGAGGCGGGACACGACGGCGTTGTGTTTCAGAAGGAGGCTGGCGCTTTTGACGGCGACGAGATTTTGGCGTTTGACAACCAGCAGTTAAAATCCGCCCTTGGAAATCGCGGCACCTATGACAGACAAGACCCGACAGTTGATTATCAGCGCGGCGGCTCTATCACCAAGGCCGAAGGCGGCACAGTCCTGAGCGGCGGCTTCACCGGCCCCAGCGCCATAGCCTCTGCCCCGGCACAAAGGATTTCTATCCCCGCCCTGCCTACAATGCAGAGCGTTATTGGGGGCAACAGCTTCCAGATGTACGCGCCGACCGTGGCCTCCCGCCCGGACTATGACCATAGTTCTGTATTTGCCCCGGTTGCTGCTGCGCCTTCGGCTGCTTTGCAGAGGCAGTATCCGACCGCCACAGCGGATCAGCTAAATGAATACGAACGCGCGATAGCCGGTGGCGGCGATCCCAAGGCAACCCGGTCCTTGATGCAGGCATACGGCCCTACTTCCAGTGTCAAAGAGCTTCAGCCTTGGTCTTCGGAGTTTAAAGGATTTGATTACGCACGGTCGCGCCCTGTCGATGATTTTGGCAACCCGATTGGCTGGTCTGCGCCTGAGAGGGCGGTTCCGTCTGTAGACGCTAATGGTGTCCCGGCTGGGTGGGACCAGCGCGATTGGGAGAACATGAAGAACTTTGACCCCGGCAACCCAAGCGACGAGTACATCCTTAACAACCCGTGGAATTATGGGATGGATACTCTGGGAAATCCGGGGCCGCTGACCCTTGGTTACCCTAGTCAGAGAGCTGAAGAGCGTAGCAGCACTGGTCCCGGCATCGCTGAAGCGAAGGCACTTTACCAAAGCAATAAAAACGTAGAGTCCCAGCGTCAGGCTGCTATGGCTCAGAATGCTGCTGCGCTGGGTGACCCTAACGATTACGCCGAAAGCTATCCCGGTAGTCCCACGCAGCCTGCTTACGGTTACACTGCGCCTTGGGCTAACCAGCCTGCTGCACAGCCTGCTGCTGGTCAGTCTGCTCCTAAAAGCTCATGGTCGTCCCTGCCGTCCAATTTCAGCTTTGGAAATTTGGGTCAGGTTGGTGCAAAAATTTTGGGCCTTACACCGCTTGGCATTCCGATTACCTTGGCTAACTCAATCCTGACGGGAACCAATACCATCCCGCAGGCCCAGACAACGGGCAGCAGGGTTTTGGATCAGGCCGCTACGCAGGGGCCGATTACCAATTTCTTGGCGAAAAATGTT